CATTTATGAAATACCAGTAAACCTTGTGCCTTTTACTGCGGCTCCTGTGCCTTTGCACGACCCAGCCGCCAATACTTCATCGCCCATATTATTGTATAACGCACCTGATTTTTTCTGATTATCAGTCATGCCTGAACCGCCGCGAGAACGACTAACAGGCGCTTCTTCCCCGCCCATCTCTATTTCTTTTATAAAACGACCGCCCATGCGCTGTTTAAATTCATCGAAAGACATAGTCTCGTCGTACTTGCTTTCGAAAAATATTTCGCGGAGTTTAGAATCATCTGACATTATTTTTTCCCTTTATTTAAGCATTTTTTCGCTTTACGACAAGCCGCTTTTGTTTTGCAAGTAGGACAATTTTTAAATGTTACTGGTTTTTTAGCCATTTTAGCCATTTTAGCCATTAGTTCCTCTTAGTAGCTAGGGTTACATTGGCACGAAGTGCCGCGATATCTTCATCAGATTGAATCTCTGCTTGTTTAAGAGCCGCTTGTTGCTGAAGTTTAGCAGCTTCGATTTGCGCTCTAGCTTGATCTGCCGCCGCTTTACGTTGTACTTCTTGTGCTTCAATCTGAAGCTCTTGTTGCTTGAGTTGTACAATCGGGTCGAATTGACCAGTTCCTGCCGCTTGCTGTGCCATTTGACTAATTTGCTGGGTCGCTTGAGCTGTAGCTTGAGCGAGAGCCGCCTCCTGTTGTGGGTCCATAATTTGGCCTTCTGGTGGTAAAGGCTGACCAAGAATCTGCTCTACCTGTTGCTTATACTTCATCGCAAGGTGTTCTTGCATGTGCGCCATAAGAGTTTGTGAAGCGATCTGGTTCTTTTGAATATTAGGGTCTTGTAAAAACGCCGAGTGGGTAGCAACGTGGGCGTCATGGTTCTGGCTTTGGAAGGCTTTAAGCGGCTTTCCAGTAAGCGAGTCCATATTTTCGCTTGCGGGATCTTTTGGTACTTGCTCTTCTCTTGGTGGCAAGATTTGATCGACATTTTGTACCCCCAACGCTAGATACATACGCTTATATGCTTCATATAAATCGTGGAGCTGTGGCGCGGATTGCGCTAACTGCAGTTGGGTTTGCGCCATAGTAACCCTTTGGCTCATGCTAAACATAGCTGGGTCACTAACGGGTACAATATCAATTCTATCGTCAAAATCGTCTACTTTTATAGCGCGATTAGCATCAGGAACCTGATAGGGGTATTCTGGCGGCATGTAGTTTTTAATAACTTCAGCCAAAATACGCAATTCTTGGCGCTGGGCATAGTGTAGACGCTTATGGATAGCCGAAAGCACTTTTGTGCCTTGCTCTAACAAAGCAACAGTCGTGCCAACAGGCATCGCTTGGTTAGAATCGCCTATATTTAGATCCGTGACGGACGCAAAACGTCTGCCGCTGTCGATCAGAACGCCTAGCATCTGTAATAAGGTGCCGGATGGTTCTTTGTACGGCAAAGGCATAATTGCCTCGCGGATCGACGACCCAGGAGCATCAACGTCACGGAACTCACCCGGCTGTAGTGGTAAATCTTCGTCTCTAACGCGAAGACCACGAGCCTTAAATCCTGCAGGTAGGTTTGCTAACGTACCAGCGTCAATTAACTGACGTAAAATTGACGTAGCCGACTTAGTCAACCCGCCAATCATATGTATCAACCCAAAACCATAAAACCCTAGTCCGGGAAGGAATTTATAATGAGTAAAGTAACGGATTTTGCGTTTTTGCGGATCATCCTTTTTATAGTTTCTACGAACAGATAGTATTTCACGCGAGTCTTCGTGTATGGTCACGATATAAGGAACAGCAATTCCTGTTTCCTCGCCCTCGTCATCAAGGTCTTCATACCCTTCGAGGTTTAAATCAACGTGCATTTCCAACAAGGTAACAACATCATCGGTTTGTACGTTTTTCCTAAAGCCTGTTAGCTCTTGGACCTTGTCCCCTGCATCTGTGTCTTCGTTTACTTCGTCCCCAAGGACTTCAATGTTGCGATAAAAGCCAGAAACCTGCAGTTTTCGCAGGTCGTTACTATTCATATTGATAATATGGGTAAAACGCGGACAGGTGTCTAAGCTAGACTCTGTATACGAAACAACTAAGTCATCCGGCGGTACAAACTTACTTACAGGGCGGCTTAAGTTTTGATCAAAATACGTCTTCTTAAAGGTAGACCCAGAAAGCGGTAGATAAAACAGCATCTGGTCTAGCTCGGGATCAAACTCCTCCATAACATCGAGGATTAAGAAGTTCATATAGTTCCGAACACGCTCGGACTGTTCTTCAACTTCCTTAGTACGCTCCCCAATAATACGGGTTTGTACGGGACCTCCGGGTGGAATCAGTTCCTTGTAAGCCTGTGCTTGAAATTGCGTAGCACTCTCCGCAAGGAGAGGATGATAAACGCCACTCGCACCTCTAAAAGGCTCTTCGCGATCATCAGTCTTAATACCAAGTAAGTCCAGCCCTTGCGAATATGTGTCAAGCCAGTCTTGGCGAGACTCTGAATCTTCTTCGTAAGAGTCGATAAGGTCGCTTGCAAGATACCCAAGGTCTGTTTCGTCCATTTCTTCAGCAAGGTTTGCAAAGAAATCTCCAGTTTCATTTTCGTCATCCTCTTCATAGCCAACTATAGCTCCACCGTCTTCCAACATAACGGTGTCATCAACCTCAAATAGCGGCATCTGTTCTTCTTGAACTTCAACCTCGGTTTCTGGACCTTCCGTTGGCATTTGCAGCATTTGCGCAATGGATTTTTCTACAGCCATAGTTTACCTCAATAATAAACAAATGATTTGAGCTTGTATTCAAGCTCATCGTCTTCGTAATCTGTGCTTTGACGAATAAATCCGCCTTGTCTAAACCTTAAAAGAGCCTGAGTAGTCGAATCAACTAAATCGTCGTGTTCACCTTGCGGAAATTCGCAAAGTTCTTCAACAAGCTCTTCAGCAAACCTCGTTTCCGGCACCCAAACTAGACCTGACTCGAACATAGGAGCCGCCGCGTTGGTTCTTGCTATCTTATCGTTACCCCTATTCGGCGAATAATTTTGAACAGGAATCCCCATAGCACGAAGTTCTTGCGTTAACGGCAAGCCAGACGCCTTTGACTCGATAATAACCGAATCTGGCTCCCAATGTATATAATTTTCGTAAGCGGCCTTTTTTAACTCAGGGAAATCGTACCTATCTTTTATAGAATCTAGCAAAATTATTTGATATTGACCGTTTTCGCGCTCATTTCTAAACACGCCCCAAGTCGTAATAGCACTATAATCCGCCCTTTCGGACTTCAAAAACGCCGTATCGTAGCTTTGAATGATATATTCGGGTATCGGTGGCTCTTTTTTATCCCAAACCCGTATCCATTCGCGCTTAATAATAGCCCCTTCACCGCCAGTAGGCTCTTGCATCCACTGTGCCGCCCATTTTCCATGCGGCAAAGACGCCCGAATCGTCTCTAGTTCTTCAATTTTCCAAAATTCAGGCCAACAAGGGTTGCCAGAAGGCATAATAGCCGGAAATTCGATAACTTCCCATTGGTCAGCCTTCGGATCAAGGGCTTGTGCTTTCAATAATTGACCCGTCAAGTCCTTTTTTGACCACCGAGTCATAACTAAAATGATTGTACCGCCCGGTTGTAGACGCTGTCGTGGACCAGAAGTATACCATTCATAAGCCATATCCATGGCCGTTTCGCTCATCGCGTCTTGTTCAGAGTGCGGATCGTCAATAATAAGCACATCAGCGCCGCGACCAGTAATAGCTCCTCCCACACCAGCCGCAAAATATTCGCCTCCCTTTGATGTTTCCCACCTTCCGGCGGCTTTTGAATCTGCTCGCAATGTAACATCAGGAAAAACCTTTATATAGTCTTCAGTATCGACAAGGTCACGAATTTTTCTGCCGAAACGCACAGCTAGTTCGCCAGTGTGTGTTGCTTGGATTATCTTTAGATCAGGTTTTAGACCTAAAAGCCACGCCGGAAGAAAATACGAAGACATTTCTGACTTCGAATGTCGCGGACCCATGTTAATAATCACCCGCTTTAGTTCGCCTCTAGCAATCCGATTAAAGGTTTGCGACATCTTGCGGTGGTGCGCACCTTCAATAAACGATGGCCACTGAGCTTTTACGAAGGTTAAAAAGTCTTCACGCGATTGCTTTCTAACTTCGCGCTGTTTTAACTCCTCGGCAATCATAAAGGCTTGTTCGGCCTTTTCGCGGGGCAAATGAGAAAAATCTAAATTATCGAGCATTAGTCAACGATATCGCCCTCTACTACCAAAAAGTCGCCCTCTTTCTTTACGTCAGTGATTTTAAACCCTTTGTTACGACCAAATATCCACTCAGCCTCTTTTTTCGCAAAGTCCGATATAAAATCACCATCTTCCCTATCATAGTCAGCAGGGCTTTTCTTTTTATAGTCCCTCATAGACTCTTGAACAAAATCACCGTAGTTAAAGCCCCCTTCAGACGAGTTTGCTTTTAACACGACATTTGTGCCACCAAACTTTTTGGCTATGTCAGGTTTTTCAGAAAACGACTTATATCGATCAAAACGAATTAAACCACCGCTTTTAACATCTTCTGTAGATTTTAATATCTGTTGTAACTCATCCTCATATACACCGCGATAAAGAGGAGTTTTTGTAGAATTACCTTTAGATAAATCAAGAGCCTTTTCTACACTACCTAAAGACTCGGTAGGAATACCCGCCGCTTGTTTCTCATGAATTAAAAAACTAAGGTTTTGTACATCTGATTCAGGTAACTCTTTTAAAATTTGTTTAGATGTGCGAGACATAGTTTTAGCTGCTGGCCCAATAAGAGGAATGCCGCTAGCCGCGTTTAATACTAGATCAGTAGCAGCGATACCTTTACCGACCACCGTGTCGCTTTTTCTATAGTCTCGTAAAGCCTCTTCTCCTGCATAAACAGCCTCTGCCGGAGAAAAAGAAGCTAGACCCATCGTGTCTGTAGAACTGTCACCAAAAATACTTCTTGCTAATTCGTAAGAGCGATAATTACCCATGCCCATTTTATCGCGTAAGGTGTTTGCGACAAACGCAGTTGACCTTTCACGAAAAGACGGCTTATAGGGTTGAAGTGTAGCGATACCTTCAGCCATTACGGCACCATTGGGCTAATCGTTTGCGCTTCAGCTGATCTTTGTGCTTCCATCTTGGCCATTGTAGAACGATATTGGTTTTCTAACTTTTTAAACTGTTCTGGGTCCATAGAATAAAATAACGACGGGCTAACACCATAAGCCTTGCCTAATTCTTCTTCCGCATCTAAACCTGTTTCGGTCGCCCCAGCAATAAGGTCCAAGGGCAAAGCTGCAATACCCACGCCTTTAGCAATCATCGGCAATGCTCTACCCGCTGCTACCGCACCAGCTATACCATAGTTACCACGTCTAAAAGTTTCCGCAACATCAATTTTGCCTGTTTTATCAAAGACCCCTTCTGCCATAGTTGTCTTCAACATAAAATCAAATTCGTCTTTAGGTAGTTTGCCGCTACGCAATTTATTTAATTTATCCGTATGCCAATCATCAACTTGGTTTAAATACCTATAATAATCGTCTTCTGCTTTAACTCTAGAAACACCGTTTTTTAAGTTCATATTTAAAGCTGTTTTGCCATGGTCGTACATAGCCTGACGGTGCGCTTGAATTATTTCTTCAGGCGATACGTCCATAGTTTTAGTTACCGCGCCACCTAAAATACTCGGTGCTTTATCCGACGGATAACGAGAAGCCTTATCAGCTGTAAACCCGTACCACCGACCAGCCGCTTCTTCAGACCCTAGCGGAGTACCAAGCGACTTAATTAAGTTGTCACCGCGATAGGCTCTTATTTGTTCGGTAGGCGATACTGCCGGACCAGTCTGATCAACAAAAAGATCAACGCCCTTATCCCCAATATCGAGGAGACTTATTAGACCTTGAGTACTGGGGGTCGCTCTTGAATTAGCCATAGGTTAATCATATCCCCATCTTTTTAGAATAGGCGTCTAAAAAATTATTTGCAGAAATTTTTCTATCTCTTTGATTACCTATACTTTGAATATTAAATGGGGTTGCTGGCGGCGCTAACTGTCCAGTCACCATACCGTACATATCGGTAGGGTCTATTAGAGTTGCCTCCTGTTGATATCCTAGCGGGTTTCTAGTCCTAGCTTCTTGTTCTGGGAAGCCTTCAACAGGCATATAGTCTTGAATATTTCCTGCAATTCCGAAACTTGGCTGTGGCGCTTGAGCTTGAGCTTGAGCTGGTTGCACATTAGCTAATACTGCTTCAAGCGAAGATGGAGCCATAATACCTTCAAAGGACGAAGGTGCTTGAGGCGCAAACCGTGATTCAAAGCCCCTCAAATCTAGGTTATTAGGTTGCGCTTGTTGTGGGGCGGTTGCATTTTTAGCTTTCGTATCAGCAATAAGACTCTTAGCCGTTTTCATTGCGTCACTTAACGACGAAGTAAATTGACCAATACCTTGCGCTATAT